GGTAGCAGAATTAAACGTGTATATAGTTCCACTAGTAACAGTGGTACCAGATATAGTTAATACACAAGCTTTTCCATAATTACCTCCAGGACCCCTAAAAGTTGCAAGGGCTTTGGTATCTGTTAATCTAGTTACTGAAATATAAGTGGTATCATCAGAATAAAATACATATTTAGTTCCACTGGTAACAGTGGTACCGGAAACAGTTAATACACAAGCTGTTCCATAACCAGCCATACCATCCTGATAAGCTACAAGAGCTGTGGTATCTGTTAATCTGGTTACTGAAATATAATAAGTGGCACCAGGACCGTTGAATACATATTCAGCTCCACTAGTAATAGGAGCAGTTGATCCTGTAACAGTAAGAACATCAGTTTCCACGGGACTTCCACCCACAGTCAAACCAATTTTATTGTGGTAGCCATTG